AAAAATGATCCTTACTATCAGGCATATTCAAATACGATGCGGCTGGATTTCTCAAACGCTGTATCAACTCAAACCATGTATCTGGATTAATACCAGACATTTCTTCTAATAAAAACGCAGTTATTTCCATAGACCTAAACGTCTCATCATCTTTACTCGAATATCCAATAAACTCATGACCATTACTTAACTTAATAGAAATATTCTGTTTCGTATCGTGCCACTCAGTTACAAACTTCATCGGTAAGTATTCTTTAAATACTGGTATAACCGCTCTCGACAACTGTTGTAACGTCTGAGCCATTAGTAACGTTCTCCCATTCGGAACAGATAAACCGTGATCTATTATTTCTAAAACTCCAGCTCTAGATTTAGCCGAACCTTTACCACCAATTAATAATTTCAATTTCGAATCGCTTTTATGCACGTCCATCTGGTGGGGCAACGGAACATAATCTATATAACACGCATTACACACATTACAATAACCATAGAACTTCTTACTCTGTTTATTTATAGTTATCGTTCCATTATTACAAACGGGGCATCTAAAAATACGCTCCGTTTTACTTTCTTCAATCAACTCAATATCATTAAACATTATTTACCACTATCCTTAAAATAATCATCAGATATCTTATGAATAATATCGTGTGAACTTCCAACTATTTCACATACATCTTCATAATTAAACTTACTCTTCCATTGATTATGACCATACTCGTATAAAAAACAATGACACAATTCATGATACAACGTAGATCTTTTATTTTTAATATCTTTATTTAAATAAATTATCATCCCACTATATTCAGTAGAACCATAAACATATTCTCCGCTATCATCATTAATTCTTTTATTTATTTCATCATTGGACATTTCCAATATTTCCCATTCGTGATCATTCATTTTAAACTTCATACGCTTACGCCTCCCCTTATCCTGGTATACGCATAATAATTATATTCTGTTTCGAATCTTCTTTAATTTCAGATTCTATTTTATCTATTAAACTTAAACTATCTTTCTTACCTTTACCAGCAACCGATGTAATATTTTCTTCAGCTGCCGTTTTCATATATATATTTTTATGTCTTCCAATATATTTAGCGACCATATTATCCATTAAAAACGTCGTCCACTCATCAGCCGTAGTATCTTCATACTTCGCAGATAACTTAAACTGGTTTAAAAACAAATTAGCAGATAAATCTTTCAAAAACAATTCAGCCAATCTTAAAAACAGACCTCTCTTATTTTCGTTTATGTGGTTCGCAAATTTAATATTCTCAATTAAATCCGTAACCTCTCTATCTCTAATCGCATTATTTAAGATCTTTCTATTATCATCAATAACTTCAGTATCTAAAATACTATCAATTTCATCCCTAACCTCGTCCATCTATTCCATCTCCCTATAAAAAAAGGCGTACACGGACGGCATCGCATACGCCAAACGGCGGGTACTCAAAAACAAATACCCATATATGTGAGGTAATCCCCACTACGTTTCGTTGCCATCAATTATATTATAACACCAAATCATCTTCTATGTCTATGTTTCTTCTTCTTACATTTACCTTTACTATGATAAACCTCTTTAGCTGCTGCCATACTTAACAGATACTGTATTCTACACCAAACATCTTCTGGATAATCTCCATGATACGCCAAGAAATACTTATTAATCTCATCAGCCAATTCCGGAAACTTCCTTTCCAACTCATTAAACAACCTATGTTTTTCGTCAGTTAATAACGCCCCATTTTCAATCGTACCCCTACCGCCCTCACGCACCGGCTTTATATGATGGTATGTAAGAGGATTTTCCCTTGTGATCTTTCCGCCCAACCAACAGTTCCTCCCATAGTTATAGACCGTTAAATTTCTAATACCGCTATTGTCCATATACTCAGCATCTCCATTTTCAGCGTCCGTCATCTATATTATAGTATTATTTTATTTTAAAATCAATGTTAGGAGAGATGGCTTAAACACATACACACACCAAGCCCCGTCCACCAGAAAATCGATCTTAAAAGCCACCCCCCACCTCCGAACTTGCCACCATAATTATTATATTATTATGTGATTAGAATCAAAGAGTTTACTTCAAGCCTCTCACGTGCGTACGTGCGTGTGTGTATGCGTGTACGTGTGTGTGCATACTTTACACTAGCAATCTGTCTCTATCTCTCTTGATATAGACAAGAAAACGTTATATTTTATATATACTGATTTTTTTTCTTTTTTTAAATCTGCCTTCCCTTATTTTTTAAGTATCATATATTGTAAGTATATATTATATTTAATTTGGTATAGTTTTTTTAGGGGGGCACAGTTTTTTTTTACAAAAAATTCAGTATATACGATATATCACAAGCCTTGTCTTGTATGGTTTCAATAGCCTACAAACATACATTCGTAAAACTTTTTTGACAAATTTTGCTAAAATGCTTGACATACTTATCTATATGATTTATTATATGGGTAGATTATGAAGAGAGGAGATTTAAAAAAATGAAATTAGTTTACAATATTGTTGGTAAGAATTGGGGGTTAATATTATTCCTAATATGCGTGGTAGGGTTTATGATATTCATGGGTAATAAGGTAGAACGTGAGAATGATTATATGAATAATGTTAAATATAAGGAGGTTAAATAATTCGAAACGGGTTCGCCCGTCAGTGGGAGTTTGTCTACCCACTCTGAGGAGATAGACAGGAAAGAGGAAAGGAAGAAAAATGAAAAGATTTGAAGATTTGAAAGGTTTTGAATTGTTGGCGTTTAAAAAAGACTTGGGAAATAATTGTTTTGTTTGTGAATTTACTGATAATAAAATAGTTAGGATTCAGTCGCATTTAATTGATAATGAATTTATTGAAAGGTTTGGAACGGACACAACAAATATTGCATATGAAGAATTTAATGAAAGAGGGAAAAAAATGAATATATTATATTTAGAAAAAAGAGGTTGCGATTTTTGGAAAGAAGACGAAATAAATAATATTAGTGATTTAAAAAATTATAGGTTATTTTTTGAGGGAATAGAAACAAAAGACGGAAAAGTTATTTGTGGCGACGCTTTTAGAGGTTCTAAAAATATAAATGGTAAAAGCGTCCATATGTTTAAATTATGGTTTGATTTACAATTTGAGGACGAAAGGGGGAATACTTGGAGATATAACACCGATGTTATAAATAAAGATTATTTATATAATAGTAAAGATTTATTAAAAGCAATAAACGAAATTTCAAAGAATAAATACGATAAAATAGAAATAAGATAATATAAAAATATGCGTTTGGGCGTTCGCATAGATAAACGCCCCAAAAAAGGAGAAAGTTATGTTAAAAAGTTTTGTTAATGATATATATGATATTACTAAAAATAAAAAAGAATTTGATATTGAAATATGGAAAAATGATAAATATGTTAATGGGTTAAGTGTCGAATTAGATTTGCGTAAAATGGGCGTAGATTCTAAAAGTGATTGGGAGTTTTCTATTATAAAAGATTTATGTAGGGAAATTGACGGAATTATTAGAGACACGGAGAAAGTGCCGTCTAGTGAAGAAATTAAAAAGGTTATGGAAGATAAACAATATCTATCTATAAAAATTGGGAGGTAATTATGAAAGAATTAAAAGAGATTAAAAAGTTAGTTAGATTATTTAAAAATACTGATTATAAAGTTTTATTTATGGCGTTATGTGTAAATGAAAAGTTGGACTATTTGGACGAGCTCGAAGATTTAAACGGATCTGATTTAGAACGTCTAGAAGAGATTTATAATAAGTATATGGAAAACGACGGAATAACTGGGTTATTAAACGCCGATTTAATGGACGAATTATTTAAGGAGGTGGAATAAAATGATAGAATTAAAAGGTAAAGAACTAAAAGAAAGAAGAGAAAAAGAAGATATTTTATTAAAGAATCTTGATAATTTAAAATTATTAAATGATTTTATGGACGAAGAATTTGGCGAAAGTCTAAAAGCGTGTGATATTGACGATATTAAAAGAGTTCCTATTATGTGGACTGAATACTACGCCGAGGACGAGGAAGAACTTGACGAAGATATTAGTATCCAGGTATATGTTAATTTTAAAGATATGACGTTGTTTATAGAATATAATAATGTAAAGGTATACGAATATAAATACGAAACGGAAGAAGAGTTTAAAGATTTATTTGAAAGTTTAGATTTCGAATCGTATTGTAATTTAGACGATTTAGACGAGTATAAGAAAATAAAGGGGGTGGAATAAATTATGAAAAATAAGAAGAATTTTGATATTGTGTTGTTTAATGAATATATAAATAACGGGGATATGTTAGGGCTTAAATATATAGGGAAATTTATTCCTAAAAGGTTGTGTTGGTTTTATGATATTGTTTTAGAGTTAAATTTTATAAATAATGATTATGAGTGTGGAAAAATAATAGATTTTAATCAACAAATATATATCAATAGTAAAGTTAGATTATTTAAAGAGTTAGGAATCAATTATAATAAAGACAATGATAGTTGGGAGGTGGAATAAAGTGTTTATGGATAAAAAAGAATACTATTATTTAGTGTTTGTGTTAGGTTATGATTTAATGCAAGAGCAATTAAAAAATAGTGAAGAATCTGAATGTGATTTAGTGTTTGAAAAGTGTATTGAGATAATTGATAAGTTTTATGTTAGTGAAGAGATTAAAAATTATAAATGGAGTTCATACGAGGCTTTAAGGGAATTTATAAAAAATAATAAGGAGGTGGAATAAATGAAAATAACTAAAAGGGAGCTAAAAATATTAGATAAATATTTTGGTATTTATAATGATTCAGATTTTTCATTGGAACAATGGACTAATGGTGGTGTTGATATGTTTATAAGTATTGATAAGAAAAGCGATATGAATCTAGTAGAACAATTAGAAAAGTATGTTGAAGATTTTAATATTGACGAAGAAATAGATATGTATAGACAAGCAAAAGATTATAAGGACGCATTTACAATAACTGAAAGTTTAAACGATTTTAATCAATGGTTAGAATATGTAAAAGACGTTGTTAATAAACTAAAAAAGGAGGTGGAATAAATGATAACATTTTATACGAAAGAATTATGGAAAAAATTATCTGATAAAGACTGCT